CATGTATTCTTTTCCCTTCTCGCTTGTAAGTCTTGTAAATGAAGCAAGTAATAACGTTTTCTTTGGCTCGTCTATTACTACTGGATTCCATGCTAGTTCTATTTCTTTTCCTGTTAGTTCTTTGAACGATTCGCATGCTCGTTTCGATACCCCTATGTATCTTGTTATCTTAGGGTTTAGGTTTGGAATTATTCCCTGGGCTTTATAATCTGCGTGAATTATTTGTATGTATTCTTCTGCTTCTATGTTGTCTATAATGTCTAGGTTGTAATTGAAGAATGCTTTTTCGCATTTTATTATTTCTCCTGTGTGAAATCTTCTAACCCTTACGTATTGTCTAAGTCTTTTTAACTGGTCTACGTCTCCGTACATGTATAAAATCGTTATGTCTCTGTTGCAGTACTTCTTTGCTAAGTAATAAAAGAACGATTCTACTCCGCCTATTACGTTCAGGTTGTTGAAATATAAAACGTTTTTGTATTCCATGTTATCTCCTCCTACATGAAGTCTTTGTCGTCTCTTCGTACCATGTCTTTATAAGCTGCTACTCTAAATTTGCGATGCTCTTCGCAGTAGTCGTGTTTGCATTGTAAGTCCATTAGGTCAGCTACGTTTCTGTAAATGCTCGACTCTCTTTTTCCGTGTTGTAGTATTGCTTGGTTTTCTTTTCTGCTGCAGCTGTTTACGTTGTTTCTATTCCATACGGTTATCGGTGTCTTGCATACTGCTCCTGTTTCTACGTTGTCAGCTTGAGCTATGTGTTGTACTACGTCTTCTATTAGTGTGTTTTCTGGGAACTCTACCACTAGGCTTGTCTTTACGCATTTAGTCCATGGTGCTACGTATATGCTGTTTACTAGGTCTTTTGGATTGTCGTCTGTCAAGTATACGTATGTCTTTTCTTCTCCTGCTAGGTGGCAGTACGCTAGTCTTATGAAGTCTGGCTTATTATTCTCTTCTGCTGTGTCGTGTAGTGCTTGTAGCGATTCGTCACTGTCTAGCCAGTCATCGTTGTCTAGGTATAATGTGTACTCGCTTGGTACGTTGTATCTTATTCCTACGTTTCTTGCTCCTCCGTTGTAAAGTTTCTTTTGCGGATCTAACAAGATAATGTTATCGTACTTCTCTGCTAGTTTCTTTGCTCTTTCGAATGTGTCGTCTTCTGCCATGTCGTTTATTACGACTATTTTAAAGTCTTGAAACTTTTGGCTTTCTACCGATTCTAGGCATTGTTCTATGTAGTCGCTGTTGTAGCATGGTACTATAATTTTAAAATAAACTTTTTTCATTTTTCTTCCTCTTTCTAATAACTGCGTATCCTATCATAATTTATTGGTAGGTTCGCTATGCTGCATACCTTTTTGTACTCGTTTAGGCATGCTTGTAATTGGTTTTCTAGTTCTGGATCTGGTTCTCCGTATCCTTCTGTTGCACTTATCTGGTCTCTTACCTGTCTTATTTGCGTTTCTAGGCGTCTTTGCAGCTGCGTACCCTCGTACATGGTGTATTTCCTTCCGTTGTACTTGAAACCGTCTTTATTTCGTTTAATAATGGCCTTTAGCTCGGTCTCTGTGTATCGTGGTTGGTTTATTCCTAGTACTATTTGGTATTCTAGGTGTTTACAATTGTACCAGCCTATGTGTCTTCTTTCTTTTGCGTAGATAACTTTTCCCTGGTATGTTTCTGCGTCCTGGTTGTTGAATACCTTTTCGTGGTTTGTCTTGTCGAATTGGTATCCCTGTATGTCTTCGTGGTCTGGTGCTGGGTATTCGTGTACGCTTATTTCTATTCCGTCTGCTCCGTATTGCTCTCCTAGTATTCTTTGTTGCGAATTTGCGAGCTCGTTTAACTGGTCGCTTATTGTCATGCGTAGTGCCGAGTCTATTCTTCTGGTGTTCCCGCTTGCGTATTCTATTCTTCTTATTCCTGCTTTTGCTAGTGTTTTAAGCTGTTTTTGAACTTCTCGCTCATATGTGCCTGCTCCCATTTGAATTGTTAACACAGCTTTGTCTATTATGTCTTTGAAAGCCTCTTTTATTGGCTTCGTTACTTTATTCCCGTCTATGTCTAGGTATGTTAGTCCTGCTGTTGTAAGAATGTATAACTCGTCCATCGCTGCTGAACCTTTTATTGTGTCTAGCATTGTCTTTAGTGCTATGTTTTCTTTTAATGGTACGTATTCCTGGTTCTTGGCTTCGTAGTAAACCTTTGCGAATTTATAATCCTTTTGTGCCTGGGCTTCTAGTAATGCCTGTGTTTCTTCTATCGTTATGTTTAATGCTTCGGATAACTCTTTTATTATTTCGTCTAGTCGTCCTCCGTATACTAGTTGTTGCTTTATAATGTGTAGCTGGCTTGGTGCTATGTCTTTTATCTCTTTGAAAGTCTTACCCAGTAATTTTAGTATTATCGCCTGGGCTTTTGCGATTCGTATTAGTATCTTGTCTTCCATTATCTAAAAAAGGGAGCTATTCCTGTGCTCCCATTAAATCCTTTAGACTTGGTTTGTTTTTTCTTATCTCTTCGACTTTCTTTTGAGATTCTTCTAACGATTCGCTCGGATATAGGAATTGTCTTATTTCTACTTCGTCTACTACCCCTTCATTTAAGCCTGCTAATAATTGGCTCCATGTTTCTTGTGTGTTCTCTAGCAAGTCTGCACTCCAGTCGTATACTATCTTGTAATCTCCCATTGCTACTAAGTTGTAGTAATTTGCGTATACGTCACATGCGTATATGAAGTCCTCAGTGCCTTTTTCGAATTGCTCTCTGGTGTCTTCTACTATTGTGTATGTGTCGTACATGGCTTTCTTTATTTCTGTTGCTGTTGCGTTTTGTGTTTCTGGTGTACTTAGTATTCCTTTGCTAGTTCCTACTTGTTTTTCTAGTCTTTCGTATAACTCTTGTAGTCTTGCGTAGTACGAGCTATCTCTTATTTGTGGATCGAATACTTCCCAGAATGTGTCGTCTCCACTATCTACCTTCCTGTATAAGCCGTTTGCTGGTAGTGCGTTGCGTCCGTCAAACATTGTTGAGTCTGCTCCTACGAATGCTTCTTTTAGTTGGTATTCTCTTCTTATTTGAACTAGGCACTCGTATATTTCGTTTATTGTTGTTCCGCAGCCGTATGTTATTGGTACCCCGTAGTTGTTTATTGTCTTCCTGTTATCTACTGGGCTTTTGTAATAACCGAATAAGCACCTGTCTACGTTTGGTATTATTATTTGGTCTTTCTTTATTGCTGCGTAGCATTCTGGTTTTGGTATTGGATTTCCGTATTCGTCTGTGTACTTTTGTGTAATAACTATTTTATTGCCTTCTACAGCTTCGTTAGTCCATCTGTAGTACGACTTCTCTTGGTATCCTTCTTTTACTTTCTTTATGTCTGCTAGTAATGTTGCGTTTGTTATTCTGTCGCCTTTGGTTTCGTTTATGTTTAACCTGAATTGTGGCACTATGTTGTAGTATAACTTGTTATCAGCAACGTAAGGAACAAGTACCACGCCCCCTGTTCCTAGCATTCTGTTTGTTATCTTCTTTTTGTCTTTGTCTAGCTTTTGCATTACTTCTTCTAGCTTCTCAGCTCTCTTGCTGGTGGAGTCTATCGATAGTGTGCTCTCGTTTGATACGTAATTACTTAGTTTGTTTGCGAATATCGAGTTGAAATTTATTTTTTTTATGTCTTCGTATGCTTGGTTATAAAACTCATTCTCGCTTGTTTCTGCGTCTGTTGTTTGTGTTTTAATTCCAAATAACGATAGGATCTTATTCCATAGGTTCTTTATAAACATGTTTCCCACCTACTTTCTTTTTCTTTGTCTTAGCATTTTTTCTGCTGTGGATCTCGAATAACCACGTTTCATTAATTCTTCTAGCATTTGCTCTTTACTCTTTCCTGGGGTTTCTCCTACTAGTTTTATGAATTCGTCAGCTGCCGATATTGCTTCTGCTCTACTTATTCCACCTTTTCTCATTAGGTCGTCTACGGCTTTTTGTCTTTCGGCTGGCATTCTGTTGTAACGTCTTGTTGCTGCTTGTTTTGAAAGCTTTTCTGCTACTGGTCTGTCTACTGCTGGTTTATTCTTTACTCTGTATTCTTTTAGGATTAATGCGTCTTCTTTTCCTGCAGCTTTTAGTTCTTTTCCCATTGCTCTCATTTCATCGTAGCCTTTTGAGAATTCGTCAGCACCAAATGTTTTTATAACTTTGTTGTTATCGTTTTGGTCTATGATTCGATATTCTTTTTTTGTCTTTGAAAGTTTAGCAGCTACTGGTCTTTCTTCGTATGATTCTTTTATCTTTTTTCTTAGTGTTTCGTTTGTATCGTATGGTCCGATTTTTACTCTTCTTCCTGTTCTTTCGTTTACAATTGACGCTTTGTTGCCTTGGTAGCTTGTAGTTATATCGTTCCATTCGTCGTCTGCTATTATCTTGTCAGCTTTTTCTTGGTTTTCTCTTAGTCTTGTATTTAGGTCCATGCCTGACTTATATTCAGTTTTCCATTCTCCGTTGCCTTTTAGAATGTTTTTATATTTATCTGGCATTGGTGTTGAATGTCCTTCGCCCCAGTTTGTCCACTCTACTCCGTATTGTTCTAGAGTCTTTCCGTTTAATTTTCCAGCCTTTTTGTCTGCTGTATATTCTTCTATTATGTTTCTTGCGTAGCCTTGTTTATCAAAGTCATTTATTTCGCCTTTATATCCTTCTGCGTCTAGCCAGTCTTTTTGCATTTCTTGTAAGAACTTATATTGTTCTTGGCTTACGCCTCTTTTATTTAAATAATCATTGAATTCTTTATTTATTGATTCATTTACTTGGTCACGTAGTGTTTTTACAGGTTTGAAGTCTTCTTCTTTTAGTTCTAGTAAGTCTTCTTTCATGCTGCTGTTTGTTTGCATGTATTTACCGTTTCCTGGTATCTTTTCTCCGTCTACTACGAACTTACTTCCTTCAATAACGGAATATGTACCTCTGCCGTCTCTGGCTATTATTGTGCCGTCATCTAGTTGTTTATAATCTTTGAAGTCTCTGTCTTCTCCTGTACCAGTGTATTTCATCATGGCTTTGTATTCTTCGCTGTCAGTTGTTTTTCTTTCCTTTACTAGGTCTTTCCAGTTCTTTCCTTCTGTGTATGCTTTTACTCTTTCTTCTTCTGGTATTTCCATGTACGTTTTCTTCATTTCGTCTTCTGCGAATAAAGCTCTTATTTTTGGATCTCTTGAATTAGCACCTGTGTTGGCTTCTACTACGCCGTGTATTGTTTCTTCTGATTCTCCTCCACGTCTTAGTAAGTCTTTTAGTTCGTCTTGTTTAATGTCTCCACGTTCATAATCGTGTACGTACTCTTCATTTCTTTTATCTTTCAAACCGTAGCGTTCTTGTATTGTTTTGTTTTCTTTATTAAAACTATCTATTTGTTCTTTCGTTTCTTGTAATTTGAAGTAGCTATCTTTTGCCATTACTTCCATATCTTCTAGTTCTTCATCACTATATGAACCATTTGTCTTTGCGTCCATGTAAGTTTCTTGTCTTTGTTTGAATTCATCTTTTAGAAGTGCATATTTAGCTTCGCTTCTTGTTATTCCGTGTTCTTCTGCGAAGTCATCTATTACATCGTCTACGTCATCGTAGCCTCTTGTATTTAATATTCTAGCATGCTCTTTTACTTCGTCGCTTAGGTTATCTGGGAAGTCTTTTTCTATTTGCTCGTTACTTTTTCTCTTTTCTATACTTTCTTTGTTTTCTCTCTTTTGTTTTGCTAGTTTCTTTGCCACTGGTCTTTCTTCTGCGTTCTTCTTTGATTCTGCTATTGCTTCTGCAGCTGTTTGACCTTCTCTTATAAATACTTTTCTACCACGTATTGTTCTCCATACGCCGTCTGTTTCTTCGTATTTCTTTCTTGCCATTTTTATTCCTCCTTAATTTGTTACTATCATTTTACTATTAATCTTGTCTATTATCAATTGCCACGCTTTTTCCATACGCTATTTAGTGCGTATCTTACGCTATCTATGCAGTGGTTGTTTGCGTCTTCGTACCCTGTTATGTAATTTTCGTCTTTATCTTTCATGTATTCGTAGTTCATAAACTCTCGGGCACTGTTCGGGCATCTGTTTGGATCTATTACTATCTTCGCCCTGCTGGATAACCACTTCATTGAATATTCTACTGTTCCTGGTCCTTTTTCTGCAGCTCTTATGTTTGCTCCGTAGCTTCGTAAGTCGGCTATTGATTTTGGTTCTGCACTATCGGCTATTATCGCATCGTCTATTCCTACCCCTTTATCATTCTTTAACTTTTCCCATGCTTCTTGGTTGCCTGTCTTGTTTAGTAGCAATTCGTCAAATATGAATATCTCTCTTCTATCACTATTATAGCATAGTTTCGTCCATGCGAATGGGTCAGGGAAATAACCGAAGTCTATACCCTCGTATATGTAATCAAAGGTATTTATTTCTTCGTCTGTAATCTCTCTTAGCTCTACGTTCTCGAATACGTTTCCGCCTGTTCCTGTTGCTATTCCCAGGTATTCGTTTTGGTACAGCTTCTCGTTTACTTGTTTTAGCCATTCTGCTTCATCTATGAAAGGTTGGCCTAGCCACTCTTTTGGTGCACTTCTGTAATCACTTAAATGTACCAGTCTTGTTTCTTTTGGAATTATCTTCTCCTGGTTTACGAAGTGTTGCGTGCTTGCTGGTGTGTTGTAAGAGTAAAATTGTATGAAGTCTTCTCCACCACGTACCAGCGATTGGTTTATCTTTCTTACTTCTGTCATTCCATCGAACTGGTCGAACTCTTCGAACCATGTTATTCCTATGTATGTTCCTGTTGGTGGTTTAATCGACTTTATTTTTCCATAGTCATCTCCACCACGAAAGAATATTTTTTGACCTGTGCTCTTTCTGGTTATCTCTAGTGGGCTTTTGGTAAGTTTGAAGTCGTCTTTTAGTCCTGGTACTGATTCGCTTAGTTTATCTATCGCCCACTCTAGCTGTGCGTATACGGTGTCCTTTATGGTGTCCTTTACTTTACGTAAAACGACCGCACACATGCGTGGGTTATTCCATAGAAGTTCTATCAGCTTCTCGCTTATGAATGAAGACTTTAGTGAACCTCTCCCACCTTCTAGGTAGTATTCCCTGTACTTTCTTTGGTCTATGGATCTGTTTACGTCTGCGAATGCTGAACCTATATCTGCAGCTGGAATATAAACTATTTTATTCTCCGTCTCTTCTTTTTTCTCTTCTGGATTGTCTGTTTGTCCTAGCATGTTCTTGCCTAAGAATATCGCCATTGCCGTGTTCTTTTCTGCCAGCTTCCATTGGCTTCTTCTTAGTGAAATCGAGCCCCTGTTCTTTTTTTGTCTATAAACGCTTCCAAAGTCTTCGCCATACGTGTTGTTGCACCATCTTAGTAGTGTTTGGTAGCTAACGTTGAAGAAGTCGCATATTTCTTCCTTCGTGCAGTGAAGTCCGCATAGGTTTTCGAATTGGTTTATGTCTATCTTTATCTGGGCTTGTTTTATTTGTCCGTGAGCCATTTTATCATTCCTCTCGTTCCCCTTCTGTTCCTTATGATAATTCTAACATAAAAAAAGAAAAAATACCATCATTGGTATTTCTTCCCCGAGTTTTAGAAACGTTGACCTTATAAGTGATTCTACCATAGGGTAATTACTACCCTTCTCCTTTATCTGGCCTATTCTCTTGGTGCTTGATAGCACCCTAGGAATAATAAGGTAGCAATTGGGGAATGTTAGGGGCTCCTAACCGTTTTTTTATCCATTTCCTTATTCTTCCTAGGCTACTAAAAAGCAGCCGTGCTGTTTACCTGTATCGCTATTGCGTGAGGTAATGAAGCGGTGGAATACTACCCCTGGGGTTTCTCCCTCCGCAAATTAATTATAACATGGATCTAAAAAAAAGAATAGGTTTTTTGCTATTCTTTTCTTCTTTTAGTTTGGTAATTTTTTGTTATGTATTTTTCTATACTTCGAATACCCATATAACTGCTTCATCATCTCTGGTGTCTTTGTATTCTTCGTCTAGCTTTTTCTTCCACTCTTTTGCGGCTTTTAGCGATTTTAGTCTTGGTGATGCTATTAGTTCTCCGTCTACTCTAATCTTTACTACGTATGTTCTCATCTTAGTCTTCCTCCTCTTCGTCTATGTATTCTTCTTCTATGTTGTAATCATTTATGCTACCGTATGTATACCCGTTATCGTTCTTTAGGTATATCTTTGCGTCTTCATCAAATTGTTCTAGGTATTCGATTAACTCTTTTACTGTCATTGTTCTGCCACATTGGTTTGGATTGTATCCATTTCTTGTTCCTTCTATAAATACTCTTGTCATCTTATATTCCTTCTTTCTAGGTTGGGGCTTATGCCCCTATTTCTATTTCTTCTAGTGTTGTGTCTGTAAATAATACAAGTTTTAAGTTTGCGTTGCTTGTTAGTGTTACTGTTAATCCATCTACTTGGATCTTCTTAATATTTTTTACTATTGCTTCTTCTTGGTTCTTTGTTTCTTTGTATTCAAATCCACAGTATTGTATAAATTCTTTTACTTCTTGTCTTTTTCCTTCATAAAATTTTAGTTTTGCTTTCATCTTATCTTTCCTTCTTTCTTTCTCTTCATGTCTCTTTCTTTATTTGTACTATAAGTATAACACATTTCTTAGTAAAAAGCAAGTAATTTACTAGTAAAATAATCAAAATAAAAAGAAGGTTATTTCTTCCTTCTTCCTGGTATTACCCATGCGTACTCTGCTTGTCTGTCTCGGCAGTCGTAGCTGTCTAATACTATTCCGCAAAGCGAACACGTTATGTGTCCTGGCATTGTTATAAGTAATGTTTTGTCTGGATTCTCTCCAGAAACCTCCCCCACTGTCTTTGGATCAAATAAAAGCCTGGGGTATCTTTCGTCTAGGTAGTCTATAATGAATTCTCGCTTATCCATCATCGTTCCTTTTTCCTGGGCTAGGTCACTTAGTTTGTCGTAGGTGTTGTCCCAGGTGTTGTTTTCCGCCAGGCTTATTGCTCTGACCGTGCAGTCGTCTTCGTATAATCCTAGTTTGTTGTTGTTATAAAATCGGTACATGCTACATCATGCTTCTTTGTAATGTTTCACGTAGTTGTTGTCTTTGTTGCTCGTTATCAGCTTCTTCGTGTAATACTCTTATAAAGTCTTCTAGGGCTTTTACCATGTAGTGGAATGACTTATCTGTTTCTTCTCCTGCCCCGTATCTTTCACGTGATTCCATGTATCTACCGTAGTTGTTTGCCATTCTGTCTATTTGTTCTTCTCCACGGTATTTCATGTCGTATCCTCTTCTTCCGTAGTTTCCGTATTCTCCGTAGTTGCCATATCCACTGTATCCCATTCTTCCGTATGAGTCATATCCTGGTCCTCTTCCTTCGTATCTTCCGTACATGTTCTCGTCCTCCTTTGCCATGTGTCTTATTTTTGTTAGTTTGTATAAATGTTCTAGGTTATTTTGGTTTATATCCGATTCTACTATTTCTTTTATCTTCTCTTCCGTCTTCTCGATTATTTTTTCTTCCATGTTTTTTCTCCTTCCTCTAGGATCTTTATTATTCTTTCGTTTTGTTTGATTATCTTCTCTAGGTATTCCCTGTCTTGCTTTTGTAATTCTTCCATCAAATCTCCGTTATTGCAGTCTTGAAATAAAATCTGTAAACTTAACGCCTGGAGCACTAGTGATAGGTTATCTACTCTATTCATTAATTGCCTATCTTTTCAATTGTGAAGTTTGCGTCTTTTACTGTTGGTATTTGTGTTGCTACTGCTGGTGTTACTCCGCCTATTGCAGCTAATGAACCGACAGCTATGGTTGTATTAACTCTAGGGCATACCTTTATTATTTTTGTAAATGCTACGTTTCTGTAAGTGTTAGCTGTTGTTACTTGCGTGTCTACTTCTGTTCCTTCTACGTCTGTTCCTGTTCCTGTTTTTAATGCTAGGGCTATTTGTCCTGTTGTTGCACTTGTTACGTTTGCATTGAAAGTAACTTTAAAAGTTCCACCACCAATAAGTACGAACTCGCTTCCTCCTGGTGTGTATTGTAAAAAGCCACAGCAGTTTGCATTTCTGCTTCTTACGTCTATCGTATCGAAGTTTATATTATCTGTGTTTGAAGTTAGCACTTCTGGTGTTATTTGTAATGCTTGTATCATCTTCATCTTCCTTCCATAATTGTAAAAATAACAATATTTTTGTTTTTTTTGTGATAAAATCACAATTTTGCATGTTTTTTTCTTTTTTTGTGCGTTTTTAATAAAAAAGACAGGGCTTGCCTGTCTCTGGTTAGCAAGTTCTCGGTATCGAGTCTGTAGTTATCTACTCATGCTATTAAACTACGTTATAATAACTTCCGCATCCGCAGCTGCCGTTTCTGTTGCACTCAAATATAGGCGTATTGCCATATACGGGTTGTGCTGGAATAGGGCAGGAGCGAAGTTCGCTTACTAGTTGGTTAGCTACTATAGCATTGTTTGCTCTTAAGTCAGCAGTTTGTGCTACTTGACTTGCTTGTAAATCCTTCATTAGGATCTCTCTTTGTAAGTCAGCTATCTTTTCGTTCTTTGCGTCTATCTTGTCGTTACATAATTGGTCTAGTATTCTTTGTGTGTTTGCTGTTTGGTTGATTAATACGTCTTTTAATCCGTCAGCTAATGCTGCACGGTCTGCACAGTTTTCTGATAGGATTGTTGAATTTAAATTCGCTATTCCTAATCTGTTCTCGCAGCAGCAGCTTGCTAGTTGGCTTCCTAGGTTGTTGAAACTTTGAAGTGTAGCAATTTGGTTATTGAAGTTTTGGTTCATGTCTGCTACTTGTCTACTGTTCGCTGCTACTTCTGCGTTTATCAATTCTGGATCTAGTCCATTGAACTTTATGTATTCTATTAATTTCTCGTATTTGCTTTCGCTATGCTTCTTATAACCGAAGAATAACTTTCCTATTTTATTCTTGGCATTTGGTGCTGTACTTGTAACGTAGCAGCTTGTAACCGTAATTATTATTGAAAATATTAAACCTATATAAACGTTTGTTAGTGCTATCATTCCTTTTATCGTAATAAAAAGAAGAATGTAATATAAAGTCGTTAGTGCATAGCATTTATTTAGTCCTACTGCGTGTATTGGTTCTTTGAACCTGCTTCTTGCGTATAAGTAAATTGGAACTTGCCCCACGCATATAAGTAATTCAATTAGTGAAAAGGGGAACAGGTTAAATAATAAAGCTATTATTCCTAGTGTTATTAATACCAAGTTCCCGTATGCCTGGTATGATAGTTTATCTAAATCTATCATGGTTTCTTTACCTCTCTCCTAGCATATTATCTTTTCTTTCCCCAGAATAGTTTACCTGGCCACCACATGTGTCGTTCCTCCTCTCTATTTAACTATAAGCACTAGTATGCTTATAATCGTATATCCCAGCACTAGGACAGTTGTTATGTACCTAATGTTGAAATCGTTTTTGTTCCACTTTTTATTCATTTCTTTATTGAACTTATAAATCTGTTCTTGAAATACTAATATAAACAAAAACTTTAAAACTGTAAATATGCCCGTGGTTAGAATAATTGAAAGTCCAGCTATTTGGTATAATGCTATCGCTGTTGCTCCTTCTATTATTATCTTAACCATCATCATGGCTATTAATGTTATTATGTCACTCATTTCTGTTTTGTCTTTGGTTAAGTAATTAATCAAAATTAAACTTATGTAAATAAATAAAATGTAAGTGTATAACTCGGTGCTTCTTAATAGGATATTTACTGCTGTTGCTATCGTGAAAGCTAATAAATAACCTATTGTGCTTTTCCCCTTTTTTGCTACCTTCATAAATAATGCGTAGTATAAAATTTCAAATATTAATACTGCTATTCCCATTTTTTATTTCCACCTGCTTTTTTATTGCGGATCTAGTATAATCCCCACTCTGCGAATTTTTCAAATCCACCAATGCATTTTATGTATTCTCTGGCTTCTTCTACTATTTCTTCGTATGGTTTTCCGTCTATTGTTTCATCTCCAATAGCACAGTTTAGTTCTACTACTTCTCCTGTTTCTTGAGCTTTCCTGAATGCGTAGATATTTACGCTTACGTCAGCTTTTGATAGGTCTTTTCCGTGTAAACCTCCGCCTGTTACGCTTTGTGCCATGTCGCTTCCTAGTTTTCTGTTTGTTGCTCCTGCGTCTACGTTTGGACCGCCAGTCCAGTCTCCTATTGGATTTACTATTACTTCTGGTCTTGCTCCTTCGAACATTTCTTTTAAGTGTTCGCTGTTTGCATTGCTTTGGCAGATTATTAGCTTATCATCTGTTAGTATGTACTTTCCGTCTTTTGGAATAATTCCATAAATTGTGCGTGCTATTTCACTTATTTCTTTTTCGTTTTCTGTTAATGGTACGCCTTTGAATATCCCGTTGTCTCCGCATCTAATTTTTCCGTCTTGGTTGTTTGCTAGGTGTTCGTCTTGTTTTACGATTCTATAATTTCCTGTTATGAATTCGTCTTCTGTAATTCTTTTTACGATTTCATGTATTTCTGCTTCTGTTATTTCTTCGCTGGTTTCTACTATTACGTTGCACTCTTCGTGTCCTAGTAATACTTCCACTGCTATTTTTGGATTTTCATTTAATCTGTACGCTAGGTCTACTATTGCTCCTGCGATTCTATCTGCCACTTTGTCAGGGATGTGCAGGATTTACTTTTTCTATCATAAATTCTTACCTTCCTTCTTCTATTTGTTTTTTGTTCATGGTGGTTTTCCCATCTTACTTTTGCTTATTTTTTTTCTTACGTTACCGTAGTTCATATTGTATTTATGTGTGCACCATTCAAGGTTATCAATTCTATTATTTGTTTTGTCTTCGTCTATATGATTTATTTCTTTTTTCCCTCTTGGTTTCTTCATAAATGCATTAGCTACTAATTTATGAATTAGTATCTTTTTTTGTTTATTGTTTTTCCATAAACAAGCCATCAAATAACCATTAGTTGCTACCATTGGTTTCATTATTATTTTATCATTTTTTAGTCTTCCATAATTTGAAATCCAGTATTTATTTTCGTATCCTGGAATTTCTGCCCATTGTTCTATCATGTCATTTTTCTTCCTTCTTTCTTTATTGGCTGTTTTCAGGCGATTACAGCCATTTTTTATCTTTTTAGGTATAATTCCCCTATTTTATTATTTTTGTGTCTCTTAGTTTATCTTTTTTGCTTTCTCGCCTGTGAATGTTTCCCAGCGGTTTATGATAACGTCTACGTATATTGGATCATATTCCATCGTGTAGCACTTTCTTCCTAATTGTTCGCATGTCATTAGTGTTGAACCTGAACCGCCGAATAAATCAAGCACCGATTCTCCCATCTTTGAAGAATTCTTTATCAATCTCGCCATTAGTTTTACTGGTTTCATTGTAGGGTGTAAATCATTAACGCTTGGCCTGTCTTCGTTTATTATCGTAGTACTTATCTTGTCGCTGTATATTTCTTCTAGTAAGGCTTGCATTTCTTCTTTCTTCATCTTTTTAATGTCTGGCTTCTTATCTTCTATTACTGTTGTTTGTTTTCTATCGTCTATAAAGTAATGGCCTGCTCCGTCTTTCCACCCGTATAAGCATGGTTCATGTTTCCATTGGTAGTCTTGTCTACTTAATACTAGCGAGCTCTTATTCCATATCAGTTCTTGTCGAACGATTAAATCGTTGTTATTTAGTGCTCGTTCGAAGTTTATGTGTTCTCTGCTTGCAAACCAGATATAAAATGCTCCGCCTTCTTTTAACGAGTTATTCATGCATTTGAATGCTTTAGTTAGAAAATCTAGGAATTGCTCGTTTCCCATGTTATCGTTTTCTATTGTCATTCCCTGGCTATTTGAAATGTTTACGTTGTATGGTGGATCTGTTACGACTAGGTCTGCTTTTGCTCCGTGCATTAGCTTCTCTACGTCTTCTTCGCTTGTCGAGTCTCCACACATAAGATAATGGTTTCCTAGTTGGTATATCTCTCCTGGTTTGCTTTTTGCTTCCTTTGGTGGTTCTGGTACTGCATCTTCTATTAGTTCCACTTCTGGTTCTTCTTCTATATCGAAGTCAAATCCTAGTTCACTCATGTCTAGGTCAATTATACCTTCTAATTCGTCAGCTAACTTTTCAAAATCCCAGGTAGCATATTCGCTTACCTTATTGTCTGCTAATCTAAAAGCTTTTATTTGCTCTTCTGTTAGGTCGTCAGCCATTATTGTTGGTACTTCTTCTAGACCTAGTCTTTTTGCTGATTCAAGACGAGTATGGCCGCAGATAACTGTACCATTTTTATCTATAATAATTGGATTTTTAAATCCAAATTTTTTTATGCTTTCCATTACGTATGGTATTGCTTCTTCATTATTTCTTGGATTGTTTTCATATGGATTAATTTCATCTATTCTTTTATATGTAATTTCTAGCTTTTTCATGTTTCTTCCTTCCTATTAAACTTATTCTTCTCATTTCTTCGCTGGTTCTTATTCCATCTATAAACATTTTTTTATTGTTATAAGAACGAGTACACCATTTTAAATTTGAAATAGTGTTATTTGTTTTATTATTATCTTCATGACTTATTTCTTTATAATTATTTGAGTTTGGTATAAAGCACATGGCTACTAATCTATGTATGTATATGTCTTTTCCGTATATTGTTGCTCGTAGATAACCATTACTATGTTTTCTGGCTTTTTGTTGCCTAATTCCTTTTTTATTAAAATAAACAGTATAAACTTTGCCGTCTTTTGTAACTATGTATTTGTTTTCTATTACGCATATGTCTTCTTTGAAATCAAATTCATTTATTAATTTTTGTGTATATTCTTCTGCGTTTTCAAACGTTTTTATTTTTTTAATTTTAGGTATTATCTCTTTTATTGTCTTGGTTATTATTTCCATGTCTTTTTCCTTCTAATAAATTAATCAGCGTCAAACTCGCACTTCCGCAAACTCACGCCTTTTGATAAGTTTTTCGAGTAAGTAAATAAAGAACAAAATTTTTTGTTATATGAATAATTTTCATCGATTTCGAAGTGCTTTTATGATTCTTATTCTTCTGTATCAATTACTTTTATTGTCCTGAATTTACCAGGTTCGTATGTTATCTTCCCTGCTTTTACAAGTCCTTCTACTCTAGCTTTAGCTGTTGCTGGGCTTGTTACTCCTAGCATGCTCCCTATCTCTCTTACTGTTGGAGGATATCCATGCTCTTTTATAAATTTATTTATTACTTTTAGTGTTTCTTTTTGTGTTTTTGGTTTCATCTTTTGCACCCCACTTTACTAATAAATTCAGTTTCATGTTTTCTAGTTTTATTTCTTGTTGTTTGGTGTCTGCAATTAAATTTACTATGTCTAGTATTATTATTCCTGTATTAATTCCTACTGCTATGCTGCTTATTCTTGTATTTTTTAACGTGAATAAATTAATAACTAGTATTATTAAATTTATTATGCTTACTATTATTGCGGCTTTACTTACCGCTGTTGCTGTATTTATTCTTCTATGTGTCTTTGCGAATTTATAAAGCATTTCTTTTGTGTGTCTTTCGCTTGTTAGTATTGGCTGTGAACCGTCTTCCATCCATCCTGGGTACTTCTTGTATAATTTCCATGTTCCTGGTGTTAGTTCTTCGTGTAAATTATACGATTCGAATAAGTGGTACTCTTCTGGATCTAGTAATTTTCTTATTTTATTCATTTCTGTTTTTTTCATGTTTCTTTACTCTTTTCTTGTATCATTTTATTTATTCTTTCTTCTGCAATGTCAAAGTATTTTTTATCTATTTCTATTCCTATAAATTCTCTGTTTGCATTTTGTTTTTTATTCATTTCTATAACAGCTGCTCCTGTTGTGCCTGAACCCATAAACGGATCTATTATCAAACAGTCTTTTGGTAATATTCCTATTATGTTTTTCATTACTTCTATCGGCATTTGACACGGGTGTTCTGTTTTTTCTTTGCTAATGTTTTTTACTTGATTTATGTTCCACCAGTCATATAATTTTGCTCCTTCGCACCCTCTCGCTATTCTTTCTCGTATACGTTTATCATTTAGATTCTTGTATGGCTGTCTTACTTTTCCCATGTCAGGTTTAATATCAAAAAATGCAATGTCTCTATGTTGCTTCCCTGTGTTTGAATTATAAACCCAGCTTATAACTTTTTTTGGAATTTTATTTATTTCGTGTGAAATTTTATATAAACTTTCTGGATAGTGAATTATTACGCTTGGCAGTTTTTCAAAAAATAATTTTATCATTTTGTAATATTCTTCTTCTTTTAATCTGTCGTTATAAACGTTGTATTTGTATCCAATATTAAAAGGTGGATCGCTTACTACTATAATGTTTTTATTTTGGTTTTCTTCAATTATTTTATTGAAAATTACTTCACTATTGTCGTTATATAATTTCATTGTAATTCTCCTAGTTCTTTTATTCCTACCATCCATTCTGGTGGTGTTGGTAGTTCTTCATTTATCGGTCTCCATATGTGTAAGCAGTATCTATGGTTGTTTACGTATTCACTTTTTCTTGGATGGTATTCTACGCATGCTTCTTCGTCTTCCCAGAATATTTCTTTTAATTTGCACATTTGCTCCCATGTAGGTAGTTTATTTGGTGTTGAAACGCTCAAGTGTTCCCAGCCACCTCCCCATGAAAATATAAAAGTTAGCCACTTTCTTGTTGTGCTGTCGAAGTATTCTCCTATAAATCCATAGTCGTCTCCGTTTAACACTTTTATGTTTGCTGTTGCTTTTATCTCTTCTGGTTTTCTCATTTTAGTTGTGCCCCTATCTTGTTTATTAATTCTGTTATTTTATCTACTGTTTCATCGTATCTTCCGTGGAATAGCTTTTCTGCTACGTATCCTGGTGCTTTTTCTCCCAGGTTGAAACCGAACGCCCCGATTCCTATTACGCTTACGAATAAATCGCCAGGTCTCATTCCCCTTTGATGGCAGCCTTCACTTATTACTTCTTTGTAAGTAAATAAAATATCATAGTGTGTCATTTCGTTGTCCGTCCACCCTATGAATACGCTTTTGCCTTCTTTTAGGTGGTTTGCTATTTCTCTGTATGTGTCTTCCCCATTTATAATCTCTGAGTAATTGTCTTTATTCATTTCTAGCTCCTTTATCATTTTTAATAATTTATGAATGAAGTGTCCTTTGGTTCTGTTTCTTACTCTAGTCCAGCAATTGAAGCAAGTTATTACTTCTTCTTCTGGATCTAAATAAAGCAGGCATTTGCACTTAGGGCACCTCTGTGAATTATTTTCTCTTTTATTACCCATGTTCCCTCTCTTGCTTTTTATAGTGCGTCTCTCTTGCTGTATTCTCTTCCTATTTGGTTTTCTATTAGTCTTAGTTGTAATTTTATTGAATTAATGGCTTCTAGGTTTGCTTGGTATACTGCTTGAGCTACGTCTCGCTTGTATCTCAAGTCTGCCACTTCTGGTATTCCGTAGCATGTCTTGTCTATCATTCCTATTGCCATTCCTTCATCTCTTAATTTTAAGCATTCAATTCGCAGCTTCACTTTGTAGTGTCGTTCTGCTTCTGCGTATTCTGTTCCTGATATTCTTAGTTGTTTTATGCTTTTCTCCAGGTCTTTTATCTTATCCTGGAGCTCATTTAATAAGTCCATGGCTTACCTCCTTAGAAGGGAAGTTCATCATTAGATAATTCTATCTCGTCTTGGCTTATCGACCTTACTGATTCTTCTTTTTCTTCTGCGTCAGCTCTTTTTGTGTTTAAGAATTCTATTCTATCGGTTACTACTGAATAGTAAGTCGTTCTATTGCGATTCTCGTCTTCTTTTACGTATGGTTTTAGTTTTCCTTCTATTCCTATTAGGTCTCCTTTGTGGACGTATTTGTGTAATAATATTGCTCTTTCTCCGTATGCTGTAATGTTTATGAAGTCTGTTATTTGTTCTCCATCTGCGTTCTTTCCGTCATTTACTGCTAATGAGAACATTACGCTGTCTTTTCCTGTTGCTGTGGATCTAAGCTCTAAGTCCTTTGTAGTTCTTCCTGTTAGTGTTATATGGTTCATTATTCTTCTTCCTCCTCTACTGAATAATTAAGCCAGAAAGCTGCTTCTGTTATTCTTTCTATTGCTATTTCTATTTCTCTTTTTTCTTCTTCGTTATGTTCATTTAGAAATGTTGTAGTATTTAGTAATGCGTCTATTATTCTTTTCATTTGGTCTTTACTTACCATTGCTGAACCTCCTATTTTTTTAGCTTCTTTTGGTGTTGTTTTAAAACTTCCACGTTGCTTTTGTAGTTTTCTTCGTTTAAAAAGTGCCATAGGTTATTAATCAATTCCATTTTATCTATGGTATCTATGCTTGCGTCTTCCAAGCTGTTTATAATTATTTCTTTTGCTTTTTGTAGGCTTTGTTTATTCATCTTCTATCTCCCCTAGTATCAAGTTGCACTGTGCCATTACTCTTTCATCGTCAGTATAAGTTTGTATTAACTGAACGTGTCTTTTTATTCTTTCTTTCTTGTCTGTGTTGTTTATAATGTCTATTATTTCGTTTATTTTATTCTGCGTTGCTATTAGGCCGTCTGTGTATGGTATTAACTTTTCTATTTCTTTCTTTTCTTTGTCCATGTTTCTTCTCTCTTTTCTATCTCGTCTTGGCATATACTAACGTCTCCATGGTTTATTGTACCTAGGACTATGTATCTATCATAGTCCTGGTGCTTTCTTATAATTGATGGTAGTTCTTCTTCCATATCCTTTATTGTCTTTGCTTTTAGTATTTGTGGTCCTACATGTCCTCCATCGTATTTAATGAAATAAACTCTTATGTTTTCGTATGTGTCGTTTTCCATACTGCCTCCCTGTTTTTTTATTCTTTGCTTTTTGGTGGTGTAATTAAAATGTAACCAGCTTTTCCTTTTTTCACTACTTCTTCGCAGTAGTTGTTGTATGCTTCTTCGTTTTCTTCTTTGAATTTCTTTTCATTGAATTTCATTTCAGTTGTATCTGGTTTTGCTTCCACTCTTGTTATGTGTGTTCCGTTTGGTGTAATCCACTTTTTTAGTCCTTCTTTTTCCATTGCTTCATATAATTGCTTTTTGACTTTATCTCTTTCAGCTTCTATGGCTTTGTATTCAGCTAGTCTGTTTTCTAGTACTGCTAATGCTTGCCATATTGTTTTTACGTCTTCTGGTAGTAGGTCTTCTTCTGTTAGTAGTGGATTCTCTTTTAGTCTTTCTACGTCTTTCTTGAACTTATCAATTGCTACTTCTATCTCTTCACATAGGTCTTTGTAATCGTCTATGTTTATTCCGTATGTTGTTAGTCTTTCTGGATCAAATTCTTCATTGAAATCTTCAGGTCTTTCGTATACCGCTAGTATGCCTTCTTTTACTTTGTAGTTCATCATGTAAAATAATAATTGAACTAAATAAATCTTATAATCGTCTACCTTCTCATGTATTTGTGAAGTTGTTTTTATTTCTAGTATTGTGTCTCCGTCGTATCCATCTACGTGGCATCTAATGTCTCCGTTTATTAGTTGGTCTTCTTTGAATTCTTCTCCTGGTCTTGGTTCATTTATGTAAGCTCTTATCTTCTCTTCCATAATGTTTCCGTATTCTGTGTATTCGTTTCCTTCGAATTCATTATCTTTTATTCCTGCTTTAAATAACAATAACTCGTATCTTGTAGTGAATGGGCTTATATCCATTATTGCTGGAATGTCTGAGCCTCCGTAGTAGGCTTGTCTGTTTTCTTTTACTGTTGCTTGCATTATTTAGCACCTCCTGTCAATTCCTCATAAACTTTATGGTATGTCGCTTCTGTTGTTTCTGGTGTTAAGTTATAAGTCTTTGCTATTTCTTCTATGTCCTTTTTTTCTTTCTTGCAGTAAAGTATAACCTTTTCTCTCCATGTTGTTTCTTTCTTTGTTTCTTTCTTGTATCCTGATTCTGGGCTTGCTTCTGCGTCTGGATCTGTTCCCGATGCTATTTTATAAGTTTTTATCAATGCATACTTATCAGCGTATGTCATCGCTTTTCCTGGAGCTTTGTCTGCTGAGTCTATTCCGTCTCCGTATGAAATTGTATCGATGTATTCTTCTGGTTTTTCCATGTTTATAAATCTGTATGTTGTCTTTATTCGCATGAATTGGCTTTTTTGTAGTCCGTATTGTGTTTCCTTTTCTACTATGTATTGGTCTACTATTTCTCTGTCTATTGGGAATGAATAAACCTTATGTTTTTCTTCTAGCGGTTTTATTGCTTTTAGTACGTCGTATTCTTGTACTGCTTTATAGCTTTTTCCTTTTCCCATGTCTACGTCTAGGTTTTTGGCTACTGTGCCGAGCTCACTAGTAATTGCTTCTAATTTTTCATAAATATTCATATTTACTACTCTCCTTTTCTAATTCTATAATAACATAAGTGTTCGGTTTTTTAAATACCTTTTTTGTATTTTTGGTCTTCTTTACACCAGTTTTGTCCATAGTGTTTTTTCATGTACCTGGTTATCTTTTCTTCTATTGCTTTTCGCTCTTCTTTTGTGCCGTTATCGAACTTGTAATGGCATTTGTTTATTGTCAGGTTCGTGCAAAGTGTCACGACGTTTGTTTCAATTCCTAGGCCTCCGTGGGCTCTGGATAGTATGTGTGCGTTTGGCATTACGTTTATTTGGTTTCCGCAAACGACGCAGCTGTGTTGGTCTCGTTCCCATACTACACGTTTTACTTTCATTGGTATGTCTGTTGCTTTTGCTCTTTTTGTCTTCATGTTATCCTCGTATGTCTTTTAATAATTTATCAATTTCAGCTATCTCTTCTGCTGTTGCTTCTTCTGGATCTATTTCTTCATCTATCCATGATGGTCTTATTTCTTCTTTTTCCCATCTAGCTTTCTTTTCTTCTTCTGTTAGTTCTCTGTATGGTAGCTCTCTCGTTGCTTCTATGATTCTAGCTATTGTCGGCATGAATTTATCATGTTCTATAATGTATTTGATTGCGTCCGCTATGTAGTATTCATCGTACTTGCTTAGTGCTTCTTCGTATATTTCGTATACGTCTTTGTCTAGTTCTCGGTTGAAATTTAAGCATAGCATTTTAAATAACTTTTTATTCATCCCAGAAATCATCTTCTTTCTTTTTTTCATTTCTTATGTCTGTCAGGTTCTTATAACCTTTTTCTTTCCACCTGACTAATATTGCATTTATGTAGTTCATGCTTTTTGCGTTATTAAGCACTGCTATGTCTATTGCTTCTTTTATAATTTCGTCTGTGTATGTTTCTTCCCAGCTTTCTATCATCTCGTATTCTTTTCGTGCTATGCTATGTATATTATTATTAAAATAATCAATTATATTAAAATTATCATTTATATTTATATTTTCATTACCATTTCCATTTCCATTTCCCATATGATTAGTCATATCATTAATCATATGATTAGTCATATCATTGTTTTTTATAATTTCTTCCTGGTCTTTTTTACTCAAATTGTACCATTCATCAAAGCACCACTTATCTTTGTATTTATCATGTAATTCCTTTTCAAGCTTTTGTGGTTTATTTTCACAATATGCGTATAATTCTATGCTTTTGTTTTTGTAATATTTTTGAACTTCTAATAATCTTCTTTCTGGATGATTACTACTTCCTATTTTTGTATAATTATTAATTTTATCTATCATTAAATAAATACATGTATTATCATTATCTACTTTGTTTCTATTTTTTCCTCTTGACTCACAGTATTTACTTCTCTTTTCTATTTCTTTTTCCATTCTTTGGTTGTAGTATAATCCTTCTTCGTCTTGAATGAATTTCTTTATAACTACTTCATCTGTTGTTATTTGTTCTATCTGCTCTTTTGTTAAATGCCCCACTGTGAACTGATAATTTAATAATCTTATGTATGCTCCGCATTGTTCGTTGTTCCAGAAAATTGTGGAACTTATAAAATCGCTAGGGTACCATAGTACTGCTGGATTCTTCATCTCTTTTACCTCTCTCTCTTTCTTGAAATAAAAAAACCACTTTTTTCGTGGTTGCTTTTCCTTCTGGGCTTTGATATAATTATCTCAGCGTTCAGGAAGCCACGATTCTTGAATGCTTTTTTTATCTCTTTATGCCATTATAAAACATCTAGTTTTAAAAATAAACTAAATGTTTCTATTTAAAATAATTTGACGTATGTAAGCAGCTAGTGTTAGTTGCTTTTCTTTTGCTTCCTTCTTTAGTTGGTTGTAGTAGTCTGCGTCAAGATTAACTGTTAATGTTTGGATCTTCTTCTCTTCCATGTTTCTCATCTCCTTCTATTATTTGATTTATAACGTCTTCGCATTCGGTTTTTATTTCGCCTGTAGTCCATTTTTTTAGTGACCTGGTATCAATGGCTAGCCCCATGCCTAATAAGCCACTGTAGTCTCTAAAATGCCCGTAATCCCATCCAATGAACCAGCTGTTGGTTATTACGCATTCTCCTGCGTATAAATACGATTCACTATAGGTTAGTCCTCCGTGGGCTAGTATGTCGTTTATGTCGTAGTAGCTTTCTTCGTAGTATCTATTTCCTTTTGAAATTTCTACGTAAGCTGTAGGGTGTGTTCCTAGGTTTACTATGTAATAATTAAACCCTTTGTATTTGCCTTTGTATAAAAGTTCTACTTTTCTTTCTTTTTGGTATTTAACTGGTTTCATGTTACTCATCTTCTTCCTCCTGTATGTTTACGTATTTTTCTTCTAGTTCTTCTGCCCAGTTACTTAATAAATAATTTATTTTTTCTATGAAATTAATAAATGTCAAATAGCCGTATCCCATTTGTCTTGGTGCTTCTGGTTTATCTATTGCTTCGTGTTGTAATGATTTTAACCTTTTTTTAACTTCTTTTATTTCTTTTAGCTCTGTTTCTATTTCTTCTTTAGTCCACATTATCTGCACCATTTAACCTATCTATTATTTCATTTATTTTATCTATTATTTTATAGTAGTTTTCTTGACACATTTGATAATCACTTAATTCTTTTATCTTATCTTTCTTTGGTATATCTTCAATTATTTCTATTTCATCAGTTAATTTATAATGAATATCATTTAATAAAGAATAAGTACAGCTAGGTTCATTATAATAATCTTGTGTATCTTCATCATAAGTCAGTATATAATCATTATAATATTTTATATTCTTTGGTACTTCTTCACCATTTGCTATTTTATTTAATAAATCAATTACTTTCATTATCTTCACTTCCTTCTGGATCTGCTTCATACCAATGCTCGCTGGTTTTTATAAATACTTGCATTAATTTATTAAGGTCGTAGTTGTGATTCCTTTTGCACTCTACTTTATAATTCCAGCTGTTAATCGTTAGCGGCACTTTTCTATTCCAGTATTTACCTGTGTCTTCGTTTAATTCTAACTCTTCCCCGTATTCTTCTTTTATTAAATTAATAAAGTCTTCTAAATAAATTGATTTAATCTTCATTTGTTTCTCCTCCTAGCATTGAAACTTTATCAGCTATTACTTCTATGCTTTCTGCTTTTCTTAATCTTCCACGTATTCCTGTTAGTATTCCTGGTTTAATGAATTCAGTTATTCTGCTTCCCATGTATCCTGGAATAAACACTTCGAAGTCTTCGGTTTCGTATTCTCCGTTTTCATTCTTCCATGGCTTTTTAACTCGTAATGTTATTATCACTTCTTTTTCTGTTGTTGCTGGTTCTCCTACCAGTCTTCCTATCATATAAACTTGGTTATGCATTTCTATTCCTCTTTCCTTTTTATCTATCAAAAAATAAGCCGTCAAACTCGCACGTCAAACCCACGGCTTACAAAGATAAGATAACTAATAATTTTTTTGTTTTTTTCGGTTTTTATCATGTGACTTATGGTCGTGCTTTTAAAAGTCTTATTTTTCTAGTTCTATGCAGTAGCTGTATGAATGCTTTTCTTGGCATTTTTTCATTGCTTCTTCTGTCATGTTGTTATTAATAATTGCTAATGTAATTATAATTGCTATCCCTGTAGCAATTGCTAGGATTCGTTTAGCCATTTATAATGTCGCCTCCCATCTTTTGTATAAATACTAGCGAGTATCTTTCTATCTCTTCTGGTGTAAGTTCTCTGGTGTAGTATACCATGCTCCAGTATCCTGTTGTTGCTTTGTCTGTGTCTGCGTAGTAATAAAAGTCTTTTGGCTGTGCTCCTGGGCTGCAGCCTCTTAATCTCATACCGTATTGGTATAATTCTGTAATCTCTTCTGCCTTCATTTTACTTCCTCTTTTCTTGTCTTTATAATAACTCTTTTACTAGCAATTTGCAAGTAAAAAAGACCATTTTACGGTCTCTTTACTATAATTCTTCACGGGGTTGAGATACGGGGGAGGATTTCACCTCTTTTCTTTATTTTTTTCCGTGAAGTAATTACCTATAATTTTATTGTTTTAGCTTTCGCTATGCACGCTGGACCGAATTTGCCATCTACTTCTAGGTTGTATGCCTTTTGGTATTTCTTTACGGCTGTTCTGGTTGCTGGTCCGTAGTGCCCGTCTAGTTTTAGTGTTTCTCCTAGACACCAATTAAGGAAATCTTGGAGTCTTTTTACTTGGCTACCCTTCATTCCGTATTTTAATGCTTTAGTTGGTAGTTCTCCGTAGTATGCAGTTTCAAAGTTTGTTTCAGGGTATATGCAGCCTTGGTATTTATAACCTGTTTTGTATATGTATTCCCCTTTGCTGTTTCTTTTTACTTTTCTTGTATCCATTCTGGATTTAGTAAATCTCCAGCCACTTTCTGATCCGAGCACTGTTCCATCTTTTGCTATTCCTTCTGTGAATATTACGTGTCCTGCTCCGTCTTTTCCTACGCCTACTTTACCTTTACTAAATACTAGGATGGCTCCTAGTCTTGTTGTGTATCCTTCTGGATAGGTTTTATTGTTTTCTATCCATGTTTCTGCGTTGCTAGTTGGCAGCTTGCAGCCGTCTAGTAGTTGGCTTTCCATGTATCTTCCGTAGCACCACCCTGTGCAGTTTGGTAATACGTCACTTGCTCCATGGTTTAATCCATTAGCTGTGTTTCCTCTTATGCATTTATTATATCCTTTGCTTGGTCTCAAGTAGTACGGGTTGTCTCTACTTGGATCTGTTACTCTTTTTACGAATTTCATTATTTTTCTCTCCTTTTAACTTTAAACGTCCATTTATAATCGTCTGATGTTTCTATATAAAATGTGTTGTTAAATGGATCATACTTTACTCTTGTTATTTGTGGCGATTCGCTACAAATCTTCAGGTATTCTTCTGCGTCTAGTAAGTAGTTTCTTAATTTTAGCAGCTGGTCTATTTCCCATGAATACATTAGTTGTTTTTCTTCTTTTGGTAGTTCTTGCTGAATACTTTGACTAATTCTGCGATTAGTGTATTTAGTGCTGCTAGTGTAAGTGCTACTTCTGTTGCGTATGGTATGTGCCATATCTTCATTATTGCTATTACAAATGTTGTTATAATTGGTAATGTCAAAGCTATAAATTTTAGTATATCATACGTTTTATTTGATACTGTCATTTCTTTACCCTCCTAGTCCTATTCCAATTTTTAAAAACGAGAACACGATTCCAATTAATGCCACTATAACTGCTCCTACTATTGCACGGGAGATCCATTTCAGTCTGTCTTGGATTTCTATTATTTCTTTCTCATTTGCTACTGTTTTTGAATGTGCCTCTTCTGCTGTCTTTCTTATTTCTTTGTAGTCGTCTAGTTTTGACTCTATAACAGCCAGTCTTGTTAGGACTTCTGTTTCGAAGTTTTTATTCTCCATTAGTTCCTCCTATTAATCAGTTGTTTTTGTGTATTCTACTATAACTTTTGCTGTAAATGTACCAGCACTTCCTGTTGATTTCAAACAAATATTTTTGTCAGTTCCTCTATACCAGCAGTATGTTTGATAGTTTGTTCCTGATAAACTCAAAGAATTAATTACTGATTTATTTACTGTTCCATCGTGAAACAAACCATTTATATTTATAACATCTTCGGCATCACTATCTAATAATTTGCTTAGTGTAAATTCACTTGTTTGAGTAGTTGAAAATTCTAGCACCTTTTGATAGACAGGTTTTCCATTTATCCATGTTTTATTTGTCTTTACTTCTGTTGTCGAATAACTTAATTTTTTATTTATAAAATCGCAGCTGTATGTGTCTTCTGTGCTGTCGCTTTGTGTGTTTACTACGCTTGCCATTGTTGGTGTAGTATTTAATGCTTTTATTATGTAGTTAACTGTTAGGTATGGTTGTAGGTTTCCACTGTTTCCTGTTCCTGCTTCATTAGTCCATGGATTAGTAGTATATTGATAAAATTGTCCACCTAGTGGAAGTTGTGCACTTCCTTCTCCTGTTCCACCATGAATGAAGTGTCCGTCTCCACCCTGTACTCTATGGCTATGTTTTTGCATTTCTTTTGAACCACCAGTTTTACCTAGTGCGTTGAATTCTGTTTCACTGCTGTTATAACCTACTGCTACTTTTCCTTTGAAGTTAGGAACGTTGAACGTTGTACTTCCATCTCCTGTTCCGTATGCTGTTCCTATCTTTGTATAAAGGTCTGCGTATGTTTCTCTGCTTATTGCAGTTCCATCGCAAATTAACCAGCCATTAGGTATTGTTGAACCTGCGAATTGAATTATTGCACCGATAGGCATGCTATCTAATGCTTTTATGTTTAATTCTTGCCATTCGTCATTATATTTGTACTTTGCTTGATTTGTTTCTTCTTCTGGATTAATCCATAGGATTTCTTCTTCTGTTGGTTCTTCTTCGCTTATAGCAATTTGTCCACCTGCTCCACCTCCAACGCTTACTAAGTCTTGGCCGTCATAGGTATAAACGTTTTGTGTTGCAAATACGATATAAAATGAACCCTCTTCTGGATCTTCTCCAATAGTGCCCCAGGTGTTATGTCCTGTTGCTGTATAAATCTTTCCAGTTGTTTCATCGTAGTATTTGTCTCCTGCTTCACACTCAGCTGGTGCTGTGTCTGTTACGGCTAGTAGGGGTATTCCGTATGCTCCTTCTATTCCGTCTTCTATATGATTCATGTTTTGTGCGTTTAGTTCTGTTTCATTATTTACCCAGTTTGTTTTTATGTATGCCATTTTTTATCATCTCCTTTAATTTGTAGCTGTTATGTCTTTTCTATTTCCGTCTGCGTCTTTTAATGTTATTACGCCTGGACCTATTATTGTTTCTGCTCCTGTTGAGCTTACTATTCTTATTTCGTCATTACTAATTTCGTATCCGACAAAGTTATCATAGGACATTCCAGATTCTTCAATGTGACCGCCCATTATGTAATCTGCTTTAATACACGCAAATTCTCCACCGCCTAATCCTAGGCTTACTACTTTATCTCCTTCTGCGTTTACTATTTTTATGCAGTCTTTTAAATCCTCAGAGTTTATTTCAAATTCTCCAGTGAAGTTTCTGGTGTTTTGTGCTGTTCCATTTATTATGTTTAGAATTGCTACTCTATCTATTGCGTCTACGCTCTGGTCGTCATTGTAATCTAAGACGTACCTATTTGCTGGCATGTTATTATAATTAACCCATTTTAAATCATAGTTAAGTGCTAGCGTGTCGTCTACCATGTCATAGTTATACTTTCCTGCTAGTTGTTTCTTGAAACTTTTACTGTCTGTCATGAAGCCTCCAATGTCTCCAGCTGTTGCTGTTATTTTACCGTCTTCGTCAAGTTTGAAATAGTCACTGTCTATCGTTACTGTGTTTCCTGTTAGTTCTATTATTCCCTGTCCTTCTTGAACTGCTACGTTTAGTTTTGCTATGATTTCGTTTTCGTCTACTTTCTCGTTTACTTGTAGTAGTATTTGGTCTGCTGTTTGTTCTATCTTACTATCTACCTCGTAGCTCGTTGCGAATAAGTCGGTATAATCATTTTTAATCATAGCCTTTACGTTTATGTAGGCTGTTGGATATGATTCCATAAAAATGTTATAATTGCCGCCTTCTATTATTATGTCTTGGTATTCTAGCTCTTCTGTAACGTATGGATCTAGTATTGACTTGTTTCCCTGTGCGTCTACTGCTACCCTGTGTATTACTTCTACTTTTTCGTCTTTTCCGTTGAATATGAATTCATCGTATATGTTCTCGTCATAGAAGTATAAATTATCAGGTAGTTTGTAGTATACGTCTGTGTTTCCGTCAAATGTTACGCCTCTTGAAAGTGCAGTTAATCCGTTTCTAACTTTTAAAAGTGGAGACGCAAATAAACCGATTATGTCTTCTGTTGTTGGATGAATTATTAGGCTTACCAGTTTTGTGTTTGCTAGGTTCTCTAGGAATATGCTTCCTGTTCCATGTCCCTCTGTTGTTATTGTTGGTATGTCTTGTACCTGGCTTGCGATTCCGTCTATGTCCTGTGTTATTGTAGTTTGTTTTTCGCTTCTGTCTCCTATTTGGTTTACTACACTTGTTATTACTTGGTTTTGTTTATCTACGATTATGTACGTTTGGTTTATCCTTCTGTCTGTCTTATCTGCCTTTGTATAATCTGTTACGGCTTCTCCTGGTCTTGGTGTGTTTATAATTTCTTCTAGTCCCTGTGTGACGTTTATTTCGTCATTAAACATTACGCATGGATAATCTGTTCCTTTTATTGTTGCTGTGTACCTGTCGCATAGTTCGTAGTAGCACACCCCTGTCATTTGCCATTCGTTTAGTGCAAATTGTAGGCCGTCTAGTTTTTCTAGTATGCCTGGTAGGTATGTGCTTCTGTCATTGAAGTTCATTATTTGGTTTTCTGATATTTTTACTTCACATAGTCCGTTTTCTTCTATTGACTCTTCGTCTCGTAGGTATATGCTGTCTGCTCCTCCTGCTCTTGTAAGAACTATTGAATTTATCGGACCGTATACGCCTTCTACTGTTACGTCTGTGTCTTTGAAGAATTCTTCATCTATTGTGTCGTTAGTATCAGTTATGTATCTTACTTCTAGCTTGTCGTCTTCATCAAAGCATATAGTACTTGCTGTTGCCTGTGCTATCTCGTCTAATACGTCCCTGAATGTGTAACCTAGGTCGTTTCCGTCGCTGTCTAGGTATAATTCATTCTGGATCTCCTTACTTTGATTTGCGAACGTGCTATTTTTAAAAGTCCAGCCTAGGTGTGTGCATATGGCTTTTAAATAATTTTTTATTGTTATTGGGTATTCTATGTTCATTGTTTCGTATGGTACCATTGCGTCTATCATTTTATCGTAGCATGTAATCTTATAACTGTTTAGGTCTTCTTGCTTTTCTACTTTTTGTACTGTGTAGTTTCCATATGATAAGTATTCGAAGTCGTTATTA